ACGCGTGACGGGTTTACTGTATTTCCTGCAAATGATCCACCCAGCCCAACTTGTAATGCATCAATAGTTGATTGCCAAGTTTCTGGAACTACACCAATACCAACATTCCCTGATGCATCTATGCGCATGCGTTCATTTGCGCCACCCGTTTCAAATTGTATCCTATCAGCAGACTTTAAAAGTAAAGGGTCTGTATCAGACTCAACTGTAGCAGCACTGTTGTCGGTGTATAAAAAAAGGCTTCTTGTATTATCAGAACGTGATGCTTTAATTTTGCCAGCAGAGGCTATGGTTAATGCTTCACTTGGGCTGCTTGTCCCAACACCAACACGGTTGTTCGTTGCATCTATGTACAACGTGTCTGTGTCAAAGTAGAAATCTCCAGAAGCAATCTTAGCTGGAGTAACACTAGCATCAGCAGGTACATTTACAGCAGTAGGCTGGATAGTCATAGCCTCTACAGCAGAACCACTAGGAGGTGCAGTAGAGAATGTCAGGGTAGTTCCAGAGACACTATAAGTATCTTTGTTCTGGTAAACACCATCAATGTATACTTGAGTATTGTTCTCGTTTAAAGGATCATTGCTCAAGGTGAGCGTAGTATCTACTCCATCACCTGTCATTGTATCACTGACTAGGTTAGATCCACCACCGCCACCAATGGCTCCCCAAGCGTCTGTATAACCTTCAAACTGCTCTAGTGTGCTATTGTATCTAAAGTAACCAGCAGCGCCTGTAGGACGCTGTGCAGTAGTTCCTGTAGGTACATGGACAGCGTCAGTAGCAGAACCAACATCTAAGGTTACATCAGGAGATCCGTTTATAATACCTACACGGTTGTTAGTAGAGTCTACTTTAAGTACACCAGCGCCAAATAAAGAAGCTGCGCCTGCTGTAAAGTCATTGGCAACTTCTAAGCTAGTCAATTGTCCAACACTTGTAATGTTAGTCTGTGCAGCAGTAAGTACAGAACCTGTCAAGTTACCAGTTACGTTACCTGTAACATCACCAGTTAGATCTCCTGTGACATCTCCTGTAACATTACCAGTAAGGTTGCCTGTGACATTACCTGTGACAGGAGAAGTAACACCAGCAAACGTAGGACTATCAGTAGTAGCTACGCCTTGGTTCAGGGCTTTGACTGATGCTTCACTGGTTAGCTCACTGTCCATCAAGGCACCAGCAGCAGTTACATTAGCTGTGTCAGTTACATCTGCACTAGCTTCAATACCGTCTAGTTTAGACTCATAGGCAGTCTTAATCTCAGCAGCAGTCTGGTCAGCAGTAGCTCCTGATTCAATACCATCTAACTTAGTGCCGTCAGCAGCTACGTCACGTCCATCTAAGAGTCCATCAGTAGTCAAGTTACCTGATACCACAGGGGTAGACAAAGTCTTGTTAGTAAGAGTCTGTGAGCCTGTCAGCGTAGCTACAGTAGAGTCAATGGCTAAGGTCACACCAGTACCTGAAGCAGTGGAGTCAATACCTGTGCCACCTAAGATACCTAGAGACTCAGAGTCTAGGTCAATGTCAATGCTAGTAGAGCCATCAGTTACATCAAGATCTTGTGCAGTAACCTGTGAGTCTACGTAGGCTTTGACTGACTGTTGCGTAGGCAGCAACGTAGCACTGTCGGATGCCATGTTGTCTTCATCTACAAAAGCAGTAATAGCAATAGTACCATCAGAGATAGTCTCAAAGGTAGTAGTGCCAGTTAACGCAGCATTGTTAGTGTTTGCTTTAGTTGCTGATGCAGTTGCAATGTTATTGAACTCTGTGTCAATCTCAGTGCCTTTGACAATCTTAGCAGCGTTACCTGAAGGTAGTGAGTCTTTTGCTGCAAAGTTTGTAGTCTTAGTATAGTTACTCATTAAATTGTTCTACCTATAAATGCTTCAATGTTTACATCTTGTATTGAGAAGGCTTTGCCGTTAATAGTTGCGTCTAAGCCAATAGTTACTACTCTACCAGAGCCTGTAGCTTTTGTTGTTGCTTTGTTTACAACAATAGAAAAATTGTATTGTGAAGTTTCTACGTTGTACTCAGATACTCCGTACTCTGCAATAGACGCATCGTCTACTGTTAACAGTTGCTTGGTGTATCCTTCAGTATAATCATAGCCCCAGTTTAGTAATAAACTTGTCCCTTGACCACCTACAATTGTAAATGTTATTTCTTTTAAAAGTTTTAGTCTACTAGCGTCACCAAAAGATAAACTATGTGTGTAATACTTCATAGTATAAGTAGAACCATCGTCTAAGAAACCAGAGTATTCGTTGATACCTTTAGAGTTACCAAAGTAAATCTCATTGTCATCTGTATTAGTTCCACACAAGATACCAGTAAAGGGCCATGTAGTTACCCTGTTACCACCATTTTCTAGCTTACCTCTTACATCAAAACAAAAGACAATGTTGTTTACTTCAGGAAGTATTAGCAAGTAAAAAGCATTTTCTTCACTGTAGACTGACTTAATGTTGCCTGTCTCTACTGCTACTGCCTGTACTAGCTCATCACGTACATTGATAGATACATCGCCAATAGGGTTAGACTTCTCTTGAATAACCCTGCCTAAGCTACGTACACCAGAATCAGACAAGAATAACAAGTCTGTTCCTGTAGACTGTACACTGTCTCTAGCAATACAGCCAATGTTAGTAATGACATCAGCAAGCACCATAGTAGATGGTGAGCTTGCACCAGAGTACAATAGAATGCTACGCTTACCAAAGACAACCAAAAGGTCGTTAAACTCTGCTAAGGCTACAATCTCATCGTATCCTGTAGGCCACACAGTAGTTAAGTCTAGTGAGCCTGAAGTACCACCATGCCAGTTGTCACCGTCCAGTAAGTCAGACCAGTACAGCGTATACTTATTTCCTGCTACATCGCCAGCCCAAAGTCTACCAAAGGATGCTAGAGCTTCATTAGCTGCTGGTGCTGCATGTGCGCTATCTGATGTTTCTACTAATGTTGTGCTTCCTGCAACACTTTCAATAGCTGCATGACCCCGTTGAAAGAAGTAAACTTCATTGTTAAAGCTAACCATCTTCCAGTTGTTAGCAGTAATACTATATCCAACAGGTAGCGTTACTTCAGTTAGTGTAGTAGTGCCTGTAAAGATCTTGTTGTTACCAGCAGAAAAAACAGTCTTAGTGCCATCTCTAGCTACAAACTCAAGTATAGACTCAATGCCGTCACTAGACCCCAATGGTGTTGCGCTAGTTGTTAACTTGTCTAATCCCTTACGTGCACCAATACGTCCAAACTTATCTATTACTACGTTCTCAGCAATAGCAGCAAAGGTTGCATCCTGAGCTACTGGGGAGTCTTGTGTATTAAGTCCCTTGAAGCCCGGAGCAGCAATATAAATATGTTCTCTGTTCTGAGCCATTATGGAACCGTGTAAATGAATTCTTCAGGATTTTTATAAGCATCTAATGCAATAGCATCAGACAAGTGCTTATCTGCAATCAAGAAGTAATCTTGTGCTGTAGTGCCGCCTGTCTCACCACGTTCTCTAGCTAACAAAGCTACAGCGTTGTGGACAATAGCATTCTTAGGTAAGACTGTAGTATCTGCATCTCCAGATAACTCAGGCTCCCTAGCAATTAAATCAAAACGTAAACTAAACACACCTGATGGTTTAGGGTATACTCTTACTTTAGTATCATCGTTACTGTCAATACCACTAAAGGTATATGAGTCAGGACTACCAGTTACCTCACCAGATATGTAATAAGCATTATTAAACCAGTTAGGTGTTTGATAGTGCATAAAGAAGTTTGATGTGTCGTTAATGACACTATATATTTTAACACGTTCTCCAGCGTTTGTCAAGCTATATTCTGTAGTATTTTCAACAGTAGGTACTACAACAGTTGTACGTAATGTAGACCACTGGTGTGCATCCCCTACTATTTGTTTAGCGTCGTTAACAAAGTCTCCTACCATCTTGCTGTAGGTGTTCTGTGTTACTGAGGATACTTCTTCTTCTCGTAGCCTACGTAGTACCTCGTTGACTATGTTTAAGTATGTGGTACTCATATTGTCCTTCTTAATATATCTAGCGGTAGTGCAGCCTCTAGTAACTCAGGTGATTGATATTTTTTCTCAAACAAGAAATCTTCAAATAAATCTTCTGTGATGCCCTTAGTAGGTTCAGGTTGTGATATAGCTAATCCAAAAGGTATATTAGGTAAACTAAGTGATGGTAAATCTACTTCAGGTATCTCTACATCTACTTCAGGTAACTCTGCATCTACTTCAGGTAAGTCTACATCGACTTTAGGTAAGGCTACATCTACTTTAGGTAAGGGCACATCTACTTTAGGTAAAGATACGTCTGGTTTAGGTATAGCTTCGTACAATGCTTCTATAGCTTCTTTAGGAGGTTGTAAAACTGCATCGTCAAACGCTGATCCTAGTTCTCTAATAGCTTTAGCAATAGCACTTAAAAACTCTGGTTTTTCTAAAGCAATACCAAAGTTAATACCTAAATCAGGAACACCTCCACCCTGCTGTACGTACTCTATTAAACCTGATCGTAAGGAGTCTTTAAAGTCTTTGCCTTTAATTAACTCTTTTTCTACTTCTACTAGAGCAGGAACTAAATCACTTTGATTAATGTTATACTCAGCTAGTGTGTCTGTGGTTAAGCCTACATTGTTAAGAGCATCTGTAGTAAACTTTTTACCAACAGTTGTTGTCCCGGTTATTTCTCCATCTTCAATAACATTTAAACCTTTGTTTAACAGAGCTAATCCCGGCCTTCCTTTAGCTACATTGTAAACAAACTCTACATCATTGTATAGTGCGGGTGCTTGAGCTTCAAGAATACCTAAGCCACTGTTTATACCAGAGGTAAGTGCAGCTTTTAGTGGGTCGCCACCAGTAGCTCCTGCTACCGCTGCTGATGTTAGTGCCTTGCCTGCGGCTGTTGATACAGCGCCTTGACCTAGTCCCGTGATTGCTGCACCGGGCATAAACAAACCAGCGGTTACTAAAGCTGCTGTTTTGATAGCTTCACTGGTGCCCGGACTACGATCTACAGTTTGTATTTCTGAGAATGTAAAAGGATCGTATAGGTACTCAGAGCCATACTTTTTACTTACTCGCTGTGGAGATATGTCATATTTGGCATATATCTCTTGTACTTCAGGTGAGCGTTCATAAGCCTGTATAAGTGCATTCTGATAGCTCTGACCTTCTAGCTGTGCCTGTGCTACAGCAGGAGCCATAGCAGGCATAAGTTCTTCTTGGAACTTCTTTAGGTTCTCATTAGAGATATTGCCGTAGTCAAAGTCATAACCTTCAAAGTCTTCTAGGGTCTTGTCAAATGCAAACTCACCTACATTGCTAGTGTCTATGCCACCGGGTACAATAAACCTATCGTCAACTGGAGCAGCATAAGCACCTGCTTCAGCCATGTCAAAGCCAGATGTAATGTAGTCTTGTTCTGCTAATGTGCTTTGTAGGATATCATCAAACTGTGAGGTGTCTTCTCCAGTACGTAAAGCATCATAGTAAGTAGAGATGTTAGCAGGTTGTACTTGCGCTGCTTTAGCTGCATCTGCTTCTGCTTGTAGCCTATTACGTTCAGCTACTTCTTCTTTTAATGCAGCAAGTTTAGCTGCCTCAGCAGCTTGGTATTCACGCTCTGCTCTGCCTCGTTCTTCTGCTTGTCTTTGTAGAGCAACAGGGTCAAAGCCGCCAGCACCAAACAATCCTCCGGGTATAGTTATCTGCACTATTTACCCCAGTGAGACAAAGTTTTGATGCCAAAGCTAGCAGCTATAGCGCCACCTAAGAATGCTTTGTAGTAGTCAGGCATAGTAGACAATACGGAAAACCCTTCTTGTACATAGGGAACCATATCAGGGATGAAGGCTCCAATTAAAGGTAAACTCAAAATAACTGCAAACCATTCGTCCTTCCATGAGGACTGTGATGCAGCGGCTTGTTGAGTTTCCCAGTCTGCGTCAGCATTAATCTTACGCATTTTGGACTCATGGACAGCTTGCTTTTCAGCAGCTTTATTTTTAAGAAAAGTACCAGCTAAGTTAGCTACAGGGCCAATCAACGCTTGCCACATGTTACACTCCTTAAAGATAAAGCTAAGGGGCCACTACAGCGCAGCCCCCAGCTAAATGATTGTTACTTAGGAACAACCAAAGTCAAACCTGACTCAGGACGCAGTACGTTACAGCCGTACAGAGTATCTGAGGTGAACAGGTTAGCAAGGAACTCTTGCTTGTACTGAGTCTGAGAACGAACTCCCAGTTGTTCAGCCATTACAAGTGCATCCTTCTGGAACAACAAAGCGCCCAGCATGTCAACAGTAGCAGCGGTGTTATCACCAGCAGCTTCAACAACAGGGCAGTTGGTGCTAACAAATACGTCAATGCCGTACAGTTGACCAATCTGACCACCAGTTACCTGACCGTTGTTTACGAAGTCAGAACTTACGTAACGGTCAATACCCATGATGGTGTTGCGTACTGAAGGAGGAATAACAAAGCAACGGTTATCCATTGGCACGTCAGCATCGTCTAGCTTCTGAATGATGCTACGGAATGCAGAGTCAACAAATACGTCAGTGTTAGTTACAGTGTCAGCTGCATAAGTGGTCAAGGCGTTGCTTGAAGAACTATCTACAAAGAACGTACCACCATTGTTTAGGTAAGTCGTAGAAGACGTACCGGCAGTACCAAGGCCAGTAGCCAAGCTGTGCAGGTCGGTGTCAACTTGCTTCGCCAAAGCGTAGCCAGCATCTTCCGTGTAGAACTGACGTAGTGAGCTAAGAGCCTGTACGTCCGTAATGTCTTCAATCAGACGTGAGTATTCAAAGTGCTTGTCAATAGAGATCTGCACTTCACCTTCAGTTGCGTTCTGTACCGTTACAGCAATGCCTTCTGACTTAGCATGTGCATCACCACGAACAGGCTTAGGCACATGGATGGTATCACCCTTCTTGCCAGCCATAGACATCTTCTTGACAAGGTTTGCCAATACAAGGTTCTTTTGGTAGGCCGCAACA